GGCCTCAGATCCTTTAGACGGCGCGCCTCCATTTCAAGCCGATGGCTCGAAATGGACAAATAATCTGATCTACCTCAACAGATCCAGACAGAGTGTAGATGCATCTTTAGAGGTGATCGGCGCGGGCGGATCAGTCACGGGTGGTCACTTTGACCTGATTATCTGTGATGATATCCAAGATGATCGCAACACGTACACAGCGGGCGTGAGATCAAAAACCCGCGAATGGTGGCGCGGTACTGTGGCGCCTATGCTCTCGCGAGGTGGATCGATACTCGTGATAGGAACGCGCAAACACCATGATGATCTATTCGCGCACCTGATCAATGATCCAACCTATCGAGTGATGCATGACAAGGCTATCCCAGAATGGCCGGAGAGCTATAGTTTTGTGACAGACACAGACGAGAACGGGCGCGAGATCATCACGGGCGTAGACATAACCGGTGGCTCATGTTTATGGCCATCGGAGCGCCCGCTTGATTATCTATTACTTGAGCGCCGCGCGGTAGGTAGCCGCCTATTCTCGCGAGAGTTTCAGAATGAAGTACAGGATGAGAGCTCAGCCGCCTTTAAGATGGCGTGGCTAGAGAGAGCGATGGAGCGAGGGAATCGCTACCGACTCGGGAACATGCCGCCCGAGGTAGATGATCTCGTACAAGGTTGGGATTTCTCGCTAGTGACCGATGCGCAGGGAGCTCAGGAGCGAGACACAGATTATACAGTGGGGATCACATGGGGGAGGAACTCAAAGACGGGCGATCGATATCTAATAGACATCTTTCGTCAGCGAGGCATGAGCCCGACCGAGTTGCAGGGCAGAGTTAAGGGAGAGTATGCGAAGTTCCCCCGCCCGCCGCGCGTGGTCGCGGTAGAAAAAAACGCTTTCGGTGAGCTGCACTATCTCGGATTACAGCGATCCTCAGATCTACCCCTCAAAGGTCACATCACCCACGCGCGCAACAAGGCTGATCCGTGGGAAGGTGTGCCAGCGCTGAGCGTGCTCTTCGAAAACGATAAGATCATCCTACCAAGCGCCACAGACACAGACCGCGAGCGACTAGAGCCGCTGATCCATGAGCTCTATAACTTAGGCAAAGAGCGCCATGATGACACTGTAATGGCGTTATGGATCGCCGAGACTTGGCTGAGAAAGAGCGCGTTTGTGTACACGATGGACTTTGGAGGCACTGAGCTACAAGGATCAGCCGACGAGCGCCTATTTAGCGGAGATGAGAGCGAAATCATGACGCATGCTGAATATTCTGATCACGCTACCCGCGCGAGTCATGATACAATATGGAGCGAAATACTACCAGGCTTCACAACCGGAGAGCACTGATGATAGAGACACATACATTCCCCACGACAGGAGGAGCAGAGCTCATCATCGAGCCGAGCTCATATTTCGGTCAGCGCTTCAGCGACGGCCATAGAAACGTGCAAGTGAGCGCAAAGGATCTCGGAGGGGGATCATATACGGTGAGTTATCGCCCTGTGGGAGCGCCTAATTTCATCGAGCACGTATCAGGAGCACTAGAGACCGACGCAGTAATGCTAGCAGGCCCTCGCGCACCGATCTTTGACGCGATCAAGGTTGAATTCGCAGGCGTACCCGTCGCACCCGCGACACAGACAATTACGCTCAGCACATGGCCCAGAGGTCTTTAAGATGGCGACACTATACGGAGACGAATCTTCGATGAGCGGAGGCTCACAAGGTTGGCAACTTGAGCTTTTCACGGTCACGGCGCCCCAAACTCAGTTCACAATAGGACAACAGCCCGCCACAGATCTTGACGGCGACGCTCTCGCGATCCTCAAGCTCAACGGTGTGACTCAACAGATCAATGTTGAGTATTCGCATAACTATCGCACCTTCACTTGGATCTCAGCAGACGCGCTTGAGACCGGAGACGTGATCGAAATCTTTTATCAACCTCGATAACCCCACCTGATAAGGAGCGCCGAACATGGCACAAATCAAGGGAAAACAGATTGCGAATGCGAGCATCGCAGCCGCAAAGATCGACCTCACAGACAGCTTTGATTTCACGTCCGGGTCTGTGAGTGTAGCAACCCCAAGTTCAAACAACGATGCAGCAAATAAAGCCTACGTAGACTCTGTGAGCACGGGCTCAGCGGCAGGGCTCGATTTTAAGGAGAGCGTAGTAGTCGCGTCAGCGGCAAACTTCGCGGGATCATACAGCGCAAACGTGCTCACCGCGAGCTCAACCGGCGCGATCTCGATTGACGGCGTGAGCCTCGCGCTCAATGATCGCGTGCTTTTGAAGGACCAGAGCACCGCATCAAATAACGGAATCTACTATGTGAGCGTAGTTGGTGACGGGAGCACCGCCGCAGAGCTCACGCGCGCAACCGACGCAGACAGCTCCGCAGATCTCAACACAGGCGCTTTCGTCTTCGTCGAGGATGGCTCAACGAATCAAAACCGCGCGTATGTGCTACAGGCGAACGGCGACGGGAGCTCACCAACGCTTGACACTGATGATCTAGTATTCATTCAGTTCTCAGGCGCGGGCCAAATCACAGCGGGCGACGGTCTCTCAAAGAGCGGCGACACACTCAACCTTGACATCAACGGTCTCACGTCAGTAGCAGACGCGGCGGCAAGCGGTGATTCGATCGCGGTCTATGATGCGAGCGTAAGCGGCCCGCGCAAGATCTCAGCGCTCACTTTCTTGAGTGATCTCAATAACACGAACGAGTTCACCACAGCATCAAACAAGGTAGCGCTTAACCTCAAGAGCAACGGTGGTCTAGCATCGAGCTCATCAGGTCTTGAGCTTGATGATGACAACATGAGCGCGGTACTCGCGGCAGGACTCGCGAGCACTCATAACTTTGTCATGGTGGATGCTTCAGGAGTTCGAAAGATCGCACGAAATGAGCTCTTAACAGCGCTCGCGGGCGATGGCCTCACAGCAGACACAGCGAACGGGCAGCTTGACGCATCAGTACCACAGCTCGACAGCGGAAGCGCGGCGAGCTCGATTTCACTCGATGGCACAGGAACAGGGATCACCATCTCTGCAACCCCTCTCGATGATAGCGCGGTGCTTGTACTCCTGAACGGTGTAGGCATCGAACTAGGCGACGGCGTGAAGACCACCGAAGCCTACTTCTCAAGCGACAGCGGAACGACAGCGCGCGCGCTCGCTGATATCGCTTCAGGGGATGAGCTCATCTGGAACGGCTCAACACACTACACCTTAGAGACAGATGATATCATAGAGATCCGATACAACGCTTGATCGAAGGTGACATGAAATCTAAATAGTGGTATTCTCTCGGCATAGATAGACACTATGCGAGAGAGGGAAACCCTATGCGGATCAAAGGCAAACAGCTAGCGGATACTCTGAGAGACGAAGACGCGCCATTTAACCGCGTCTATGCGAGTCAGCTTACAGGCGGGCTTGTATTTAAGGCCAAGAACGCGAGCTTGAGCGCGATGACCGTTGGACAAGCGGTCTACATCTCAGGGGTCAGCGGTGATGTGCCAGAAGTGCTCTTAGCAGACGCAGACGGTGTAGGCACGACGCCCGCAGCGGGCCTGATCGCGACCGGTGGCAACGCGAGCGCCGAAGTTTGGGTGATCGCGCTAGGTGAGCTCAAGAATGTGAACACCTCTACATTTAGCGAGGGAGACACGCTCTATGTAAGCGCTACAGCGGGAGCGCTAGTCGCGAGCCCGCCGACAGGATCAAGCGCAAAGCTCCAAAACATCGGGCGAGTAGTGCGCGCGGATTCAGCGGGTGTGATCTTTGTGGGTGGCGCGGGCAGAACTGCGGCGACACCAAACCTAGATCAAGGGAAATTCTTTGTAGGCAACGCGAGCAATCAGAGCTCAGCGAGCGTTTACACTTTACCAATCACGGACGGGAACGCGGGCGACGTGCTCACGACAGACGGCGCGGGCGCTGTGACGTTTAGCGCGCCAAGCGGCGGAGCGACAGCACCGACAGTCATTGACAACTCATCTACTGTAGCCCTAAGCGCAAACACAAATTACGTAGTCGATCCCTCGATAACCGGCACTCTCACCGCACGCGTACCAAGTAGCGGGAGTACAGACGGAGACACAATAGAAGTAACAAATCTGAGCTCACAGGCCGTAAATATCGAGCTCTACGACACGAGCGGGCAGGCTAAACTTTACTACGCAGACGGAACCCAAGCGCCGACAGTGGCGATTTACACCGACCGAATCACAGTTGAATCACAAGGCACGATCAGACTTTATCAAGCGGGCGCCGGTTCGCCTGTTGAATGGTATTTATATCATTCACCAGCGTTCGAGGTCGAGGCTCCAACAGATGAGCTAGACACAGCGCAGGCGCTAGCGTACAACGCGCAGCGGAAGGCTTTTGTGAGCGCGGGCGAGATACACGGCGAGAAGATCCTGAGCGCTAATATAGTCTCGACCGTCTATCCATATCATCTTTACACAACCGCCTACGACGAGGCGACAGCGCGAACAGTCAGTCTGCCGGATCGGTACAATAACGAGGCTCTAGTAAGCGAGCTGAACGGACAGCGCGTATACTTCGAGAATCGAGGCACTACGGCATTCACCGTGGACCTCTACGATAATTACATTTTTCAGAACAGCATCAGCTATAGAGCCTACCTCCGCCGCTTCGATAACACACAGATCACGGGCAACACCTACACGCTACAACCGGGCGAGCGGGTAGAGATCGAGATAGAGACAGAGGATGTGAGCGCCTCAGATTTGAGGGTCTATTATCGACTAGGTAGACACACACCGACATATGAGACAACTGAGGACACAAGCGGCGCAAATGCGACCATCTCGCACGGGCGAGAGAAACACCTAACATACATTGTCAACACCGCGAACAATGTAACGGTGACACTCCCCACGCTCAGTGATTGTAAGCCAGATTATCAAGTCACTGTAAAAAACGCGGGTTCAGGCACAGTGACGCTCAACAGAGGGTCAACAGACACATTCGACGGCGCGACCTCGACGACTCTCGCTCAGTATGACACGATCACATTAAGCAAACGTAGCAGCTCAACGTGGTCAGTGATCAACCCAATCACACCCTCGACGAGTGATGATCTGACAGCCAACATCACGCCGACAAATTACACGGCGACGAGCTCAGATACGTTGAGCACGCACTTGAGCGCGATTGATAGCGCACTAGGTAGCGCGGGCGGGGGCTCATCTGCTCCAAGCGTGAACCCCTCAACAATCACAACCTCAGATGTAACGCTGAGCGCTCCATCTTCGGGCGTGATCGAGGAGATCTACACGATCAATAACAGCTCAACAGCAATCACAGTCACGTTACAGCCCGCGGCTACTTGTGGTTCCGGATTCAAGTATGGGTTCAAGGCGCTTGGATCAGCGAACATCACGATTGACGCGAATTCTACAGAGACGATTGACGGCTCTTTAACGTATGTAATATCACAGACTTATGAAGCGCTCACGATTGTTTGTGACGGTTCAAATTGGCATATCATCTAAGGAGCGCGCTATGACATACAAACCCGAACCTAGAGTATTTGAACTTGAGCTATTTCCTTCTGCTTGTACCTATTTTAATTATTCCTACGCGTTGCAATTGACTCGGGATCCATCGATTCAAAACTCTTCAGCATCGCCCCATGTAAGAGTGAAGAACACAGCAGGAGCGGTCGCGCATGGGCATCATTGGGCGCTTCGCGAGCTTGGCGTGTATAAGATTACCTTTGAATGCTCCCAACAATACGATGTGACAAAGACAAACGCGGCGTCTACTCTCATATCTAATGGCATAACCTCATATTACTCAGGCGCTACATGGTCAATACTAAGTGACCGCCACAAGGTAGAGGCCTACGATACAGGACGTAATGTTTCGACAGGATATAACGTCTTTTATTTCAAGATGGAAAGCTACGTGAAAATAGACGCGGTGGGATCTATCGCAAGCGGTAATCCTGGAGTGGTGCCGACCTATAACAGCGGGAACGTAAACACAGATCTTGGTTGGTATCACGCCAATTGGTCACAGTACGTCAGGCGTTTTCGAGCCGAGCTGATCGAAGACGTGACAATCTAAGGAGAGTCTAATGATTATCAGAGCAGCAGTAGCAGCAGGGGTCGCGCTTCATGATCTTGTGTCTTTTGATGAGGTCGCGAATCAATGGGTCAAAGCTTCGTCACACATCGGGATGATTGGATCTATCATCGGGATCGATGATGGCGCAACAGAGGCGATTATCAGCCTAAACGGTGAGTTTCAAGCGTACACATCTCGTATTATCGCGCCTCATGGGGGGCGCTTGAGCGTTGAAAACGGTCGAGTCTTTATAGACAATGATTCAGGGTCTAGTCACCGTTTTATCTTTCCATACTCAGGAGATCTGGATGAGAGCGGGTCTGTTGCAAGCGGAACCTTAGTAAATGTTCTCATCTAAGCACAAAAAAGCGCTGATCATCATAGGCGCATTGATCCTCTGCTATTATCTCTTCGGGCGAGAGACAGCGGGCGCGGGCGCCGTGATCGCGGCGGCGGGCGCAGCACATCGAGAGCGTAAGAAAAAGATTGAGACCCAGATCAAGCAGAGCGAAGAGCGCGAGCTTGAGCGAGAGCGTGAGCTCACAGACACCAAGAGCGCAGCGCGTGAGCGTGGAGAGCGAGAGGCTAAAACATGGTTAGATCAGGACTTTTGAGCCTTATCGTGATCTTGACCCCTGCGCCTTCGGGCGTATGGATCAAGAGCTCAGGTGAGGAGATCAGCGCACCTTGTCCGGAGACATTGAGCGAGAATGAGCCCGCGCGACTGCCGAGAGGCTGCCAGGCACCTCAAGCGGGTGTATTGCTTTCTCGCTCACTCTTCACGCGCAATCGAGGCGAGCTCGCAGAGCTCAGAGCAGAGCGCGATGAGCTGAAGAGACAGCTCACAGAAGAAACGGCCGCGCTCAAGCGCCTTCAGAGCGATGTCAGAGGGATGATCGCAGAGCATGAGCTCACTCTAAACGCGCTCAAGGCTTTGTGCTCTACGGAGCATTGCCCGACATTCAAGCCCGCAGCTATCGGCGCCGCGATCACGTTGAGCGCGTGCGCTGCTACTTTCGCCACCTATCATTTTATGAGGTAGAGACACATGGAACATGACCAGAGAAGAGCGCAACGCGCCAAGTTAATGAATGAATTAGATAAAGATCGAAGCGTAGAGCGCCCGACCGAATACGCGAGCGAGGAAGCAGGGCGCGAGGCGCTTGAGCGAGGACTTGCACAATGGCGAGAGGAGATCATCGAGCCTGTAGGAGAGGTATCAGATGGACCGATCCTTGATCGATATATCAGAGAGGGCGCGGGGTGGACTTGGCAAGAGAGCTATCAAAATCGTAAATTCGCGTGGTGTGGTTGCTTCGCTGCTTGGTGTTGGATCAGCGTTCTACCCAAGCTCAGAAAAAAGAGCTTCCCAAGCACTTATCGATTACGCGAATGGGCCAGAGGCACACCGCGCGAGATCAAAGGCCTTGAGAACGCCCGCGCGGGTGATATTATGGTCATTTCGACAAGCGCGAATAAAAGGTGGGGCGATCACATCACGATCATTGATAAGGTCGAGAGTGATCTCTCGGGCGCGTGGACAGTCGAAGGTAACGCTTTCGGAGAGACACCGAGTGAAAACCGCGCTGAGGGTGTGGTAAGATGCTTCCGACCGATTGATAAAATCAAGTTCATTTATCGACCGTTGGAGGTCGATCTGATCGAGTAAACAGCGAGGGGAACATGAGCGACATACAAAACACCATCGAGGCGATGACGGATCTAGTCAAAGCGAAGCCTGGCACGCCTCAGGCGTATGAGCTCAACCCATACAGCACCGATCACAATCTGAGTTATCAGAGCGCGCTGTTGGGTGACGCTCATCAGGGAACACAAGGCGCGCTCAGCTATACGACTCTGAGACAGTTAGCGCGCGTGCCACTGATCAGCGGAATTATTCAAACCCGCGTCTCTCAAGTCGCGGAGTTTGCACGACCACAGCCAGATAGACACGCCGCAGGCTTCGTGATTAGGCTAAGAGATCAAAGCGAAGAGCTCACCGATGAGCACCGCGAAGAGATCAAGACGATCGTTGAATGGTTACTCCGTTGTGGTGATTCACGGATCGTAGGTCATCAAACATTTGAGGGCTTCTTACGACAGGTCACGCGCGATAGTTTGACGCTTGATCAGTGCTGTTTCGAGATCATCCATAAAGGCGGGCGGCCGGTCGCTTTTAAGCCGGTCGATTCAGCGACCATCAGACGCGCCGCGCCTACAGAGGCAGAGATCAAAGCAGGCCAACGCGACCCGAAAAAAACCGCTTATGTTCAGGTCCTCGATAATCGAGTGGTTGCGGAGTTTGACGCGGATCAAATGGCCTTTGGGATTCGAAGGCCAAGAAGCGAGATCTCATCGAATGGATATGGTTATCCTGAGATCGAAGAGGCAGCGCCCACGATCATAGACATGGTGAGAGCGAAGGCGTACAACTCGGCAAACTTCACCCACGGTTTACATCTATCAGGAATCTTAGCCATCAAGAGCAAGATGAGCCCTGCGCTGTTTAGAGCGTTCAGGCGCGAGTTCTATTCGATGCTTCAGGGGGGGAACGGCGCGAAGAAGACACCGATCATTCAACTTGATCCTGAGGCAAAAGAAGAGGTGCAATCGGTCAACATGACCAACTCGAACTCTGACATGGAGTATAGTTCTTGGCTCAACTTCTTGATCAAAGAAGTTTGCGCGCTATATCAGATGGACCCCGCTGAGCTCGGCTATGTGTTTGGTAACGAAGGACAATCAAGCGCACTGAATCAAGGCGGCCCCGCGCAACGTATCGAGTATTCCAAAGAGAAGGG